ATTGTGCCCATTGCTAAGGCTGCAGCGATAGCAACTGAGATTTTCTTAAATGAATTCATTATTCTCCTTGTTTATTTTATATTAGTTTAAATTGATCAAGATAATCCCTGACATTTTCAGGAATTTTTTGACTATCTAATTCTATCATAGACTGCTCTTCTTTGGCAATTTTTGAGGAACTAGAAGACCATGTGTGTATCTCTATCTCTATATTAGTATTTTTTGGTGTATGAGATAATGCACCAAAGACAGCACCTGTTACAGCATCTGAAAGGTCTTTAGATTTTTTTCTAGGGTGGTCAACCTTTTTATCATTAATAATTTTAAGTTCTGACATTTCATCAAGTAGAAGTGGTATGTGTGGCATTATCACTCTTTCTTCATAAACCATCATTGCTAGATCTTCGTAATGTTTTTTACCAACAGAAACAGTATCGGTTCTTATTCCTACTGCTTGAAGTTCTTGCTGAATATCAAACGATTGCCATCTGTCAAAGCTAACCATACCTAGATTAAATCCTTGCCTGCGAAGATTTTGAATCCATTGTTTTACCTCAGAGAGGTTGACTGGTCCTTCAACTTTTGGTTCCCACCAAACTACGGCATCAACAACAATCATTGGAGCAACCTGTTCATAATCTTTTACAACCTGAAGGTTAACCCATTTGTCAACATGGGCAATTGCTACTGCACACTTATCGTGTTTTTGTGCAAGGTCAGCATGTACATAATAAATTTTATCTGGGTCTGGAACAAATGAGGCGTCAAACCTTTTATTAGAATCAATTGGATTTCTTGTAGTCATACATTTTTCAAGTTTTTCTTTTTGCTTAAAGAATGCATCTGAAGAGTATGTTGGAATACAAGCAAACCTTTGCATTGCATCACCCATATCAGTAAAGAATGCTAATTTAAAATCATCAATTTGTCTTGTTGGGTTGACTACCCAAGTTGGTCTTTTTAAAGCAAACACTCCAGGATACTTATAGGAAATAATAGTATCTTCATCCCAGGCAATATCTAAATAGTTTCCTTCAAGGTCTTCTGGAAACTCTGGATTCATTATAAACCTATGTGTCTTTGTTATAATCTCTTTTTCCATAATTGCTGCTTCGTATTTCTGAGATATAAAGTCCCCTGGATATCTGGGGAACGAAAGCAATGCAACCTTTCCTAAATCAGGAAAACGAGAGTCTACTGAAGCACGGAAGGCTTTATATATGTTGTCAGCAGTTTTACCTTGATCGTTTGCAGTTCCAACTTCATTTGCAAACCCTGAAATTTCATCAAGTACTGCAAGGATTAAGTTTAAACCCTCATGGGATTCTCTTTCTGAGTGACCAGAATAAACTGTTATACCTTTATCAAATTCAATTGATTCAGCCTTTGAGTTATATTTTCCAGCAAACCATTCAGACTTTTCAATTTTATTTTTAAAACCTTTAAAGAAAACATTTTTAGCTTGTTGTGCATTTATAGCAATATTAATAATATCTATTGCATCTCCACTTGGTTTTCCAAAATATCTAGCAGGGTCTTTTAAACAAAGTAACTTATAAACAATATAAGAACAAGCAACAGTAGAGGTAAAATCTTTTCCAGAGCCTTTGCCCAGCTGAAGAATAATTTCATTCTTTGTATATTTTTTATAGTATTTTCTTCCTTCTGCTTCTCCCATTATGTCTATAAGGTCTTCTTGTCTGTATATCTGACTCATTGCTTCTACAATGTCATATTGAACATCTGATAGTGGTGGTTGGTTTAGGTATGACTCACCTTCAACAAATGTTTTAGCGTCTACTGGCATTTGTTCAAAATTATTATTTTTTAATACCTCAAAAAAATCATTGAACATCGTGGACAACTGTAATCACTTCTCCCTCTTTTGCAATAGCAGAAAGTCTTTTCATTATTAAGTCACGAATTTCTGGATGAGATGATGCAATATCTCTAAGAATTCCAACAAGAACTTCTTGTCGTTTTTCTATTTCAACCATTTCTTCTGCAAGTTCTTTGTTTTCAAGAAGTCCAGCTTTTTGTAACATGTCAATTCTTTTAGACTCAATATCCATAACAAGTTTAATTGCTGCAGTCTTTGCACTAAGATTATTAATCATTGATGCTTCATCAATAACTTCGTATGATTTTAAAATTAACTTGCTGTAGTGTGCATCTGCACCAGCAAGTGCATCTTTTGCACGTGCACGAATAGCTGTATTATTTGATGTTTTTTCTTTCCATTCATCAATATATGCAACAACACGAACTCTTGGTAAGGATAATTCTTTAGAGATTTTTGTTGGATCACTGCCTTTTAAATACTCTTCAACGACAGTATTCATTGTATCAAGATGTTTAACAAGCTCTTCTTCAGTTGACATACTTACCTTCTAGTCTATTAATTTCATCTTTAATGTAAAAGATTGCTTTTTCTAGATCTTGAATAGTTTTTGCCTCATCTTTAAGTCCTGCTCTCCAAAGATATTTAAATGCATTTCCAATATTAAAATTGCGATGACGTGTAATTTCTATACATTCTACTCCAGAAGGATCTGTTGTATAGTGTCGTGGATGATTTACTTGATCAACTGTAATTGTTAAATTATCACTCATCGTCTGCCTCCCAATCAAATAATTCTGGCAATCCTCTTAGCGCCGTAAATACATATGTAACACCTACTGCACCAGCAATACCTAAACCAATAAGAATTTTTTGTGCTTTACTCATCTTTTTGACTTCCTTAAATTAAATTTAGCAAGATAAACATAGATTGTCTCTACGCTTGACCCACACTCTTTGGCAATATCTTCTGGACTTTTTTTGTCTATTAAATATCGTTTACGTAACCAAACTTCGCTTGTATATAGTTTACCAGGCATGATGTTATTTGTCAAATCCTATTGCTTTGTCCCAGTTTTTTATTGCCCAGTAACCAATGCCACATGCATCTGCCACATCGTTATCGGTAATTTTTTTATCATACTGAAGATTAATAAATCTAATTGTTTTTTGTTTTCTTATTTCTCTTTCATTTGATTTATGCCATGCTTCTGACTTACCTAGATTTTTTGATCTTATAAAAAACTTTTCATCTTTAGTTAGCTTGCCATTTCCTAAAAATATTTGCCAAGTAATTGGAGCAACCTTGCCAATTATTTTTGTTCCAGATTGACCTGCTGCTCCAAGAATAGCGCCTTGAACTAATGCAAGATCTGCAGCAGTCTTAGGGCTATTCATGAATACAGTATGCTCAATTACTATTGCTTCAAATCCACCATAGTAATCAAAAAATGCTTTAACTTTTTTACCTGCATCCATAACTTTTTCATAGGTATCTTTGCCTTCAAACTTAATCTTTCCAATAGCCCCTAATGTTTTTTCTTGTGTATTAAATAAAGCAAAAGCAAGGCTATTGGTACTAGCATCAATAGCGCATATTCTTTCTGGAGCAGTAGTTGATCCTGCTTTAATTATCTTGTTCATATTGAACCATACCTTTTATTTCTTTTATCATTTTGTTTACTAGTTTTTCACTTACGTTACAATTAGAGCAGAACCCAGAGTCATTATATATTGATAGATCTACTCCACACCCACCTAAACACTTTCTTACTTTTCCTAATCTTTTTTGACGTCGTGTAGCTTGATAGCGTTCTGCTATTTTTTCTTTTGTAGCAAATGTTCTACATTCTTCTGAGCAATAAACTTGATAGCTTACCTTTGGAAGAAAATAAATATCGCAATCAAATCTGCTACAAAGTTTCACTCAGTTCCTCTAATGAAGCTATTTTTATTACGCCTGTCCCTGCTTCAAGACACGTTGCTTTTACTGGACATGACTTACAAACCTTTGAGTTGTTACGATAATTTTTTGTTGGTAATGTTTGATCTTCCCAAGCCTTACGAACTTCTCTCATCCAATCAAATGCATAATTAATCCATTTAATATATCCATCATTTACTTCAACAGGAATAATCATTAGATCGTGATTGTTTTTGTTTTCATAGATCAATGCTCCCTTTGACTTTCCAAGAATCTTCATGTAAATAAGAAGCTGAACTAAGTGACCTGTCTTTGGTTTGTTTGTTTTTTTACGATACTCGTAGGCTTCGCTCATCATTGTTTTAATTTCTCCAATGATTTCTTCGCCTTCCCAATCAAGCATTGCATCGCCATATCCAAAGATTGGAGGATCATTGTGAATTACTTTAAACTCTGTAGTTTTTTCATTTTTGTCATTAATGTATGTCTTTGCAATTCCAGAGTTCATCATTGCTGCCTGAATTCTATCGTGTGACAAAGTACCAGCTGTCATATTTGCTGCACCGTAGGCATCAGTGTTGTCTTCAAATGTTGCACCATTAAATGCCAAGTACCAATATCTTGGGCATTCACCATGTCCATATACAATTGTTGATGGGGCAAATGTTTTTTTCTGTGTATGCTTTGGACCACGCATAATGGTGTATCCAAGATTAATCTTTTCAATCATAGCATCAGAATCAAAGATATTGTCTTGATCTATTTTTGCTTGCTTCTTTTCTGATTCCTTTAACATAACCTGCTGTAGTAAACTTTTTGTCATTTTTATCCCTTTGTTTTATATAAGTATAGCAGGTACTAGCGCATAATATATTTAAGTGCAGATACTAAATTGTTAATAGACTCTGCTGCAGTATAATAAATATTCTTTTTTGCTCTATCGTTTTTATCAACATTTGCCATCCATGTAGCCATGAAGGACATCTTTGCTGCAATTGCTTGTAGTCTTACTATTTCAATACTTGCTACCTGAGTTGGAATGTCTGGCTTAATAATTACCTTAGCAATAAATGTTAAAGCAGCAGTAAGTTCCTCATCTTGCATATAGTCTGCAATTTCTGTTAAACCGTTTACCATTTCTAGTGTTGTTTTTGCTGGTTCATTGTGTTCAGACATTTTATTTTTCCTCCATTAGTTGTTCTAACATATCTACTCCAATTATAGCAAGTCTTACTTTTGAGTCTCCATCTCCTATTACAACAAATATAGCAGGATCTTTTTTATTTTTAATAGCATCAGTTGTTGCTTTTGCCCAAACATCTTTATTAAGAGTAAAAGATTTACCCACTTCTTTAAAATCAATTACAAAGTCTTTCCAGGAGGCATCTCCTTTTTGCATATTGCGCCCAGAATTTTTATGCTGCTTTGCACCTAT